TGGGAAGAACGGGCCTTTTCCGTGGAGGAAATCAGGAAGGTTCCCGGTATCAAGTCCGCCTTTGGGCTGGATTTCGGCTATACCAACGATCCCGCCGCCCTATTCTGTGGGCTGGTGGACAAGGCCACGAAAACCATTTGGGTTTTTGATGAAATCTATAAAACCGGTATGAGCAATGAAAACATTGCGGATGCCGTGAAGCGGGCCGGTTATGCCAAAGAGCGGATCAGGGCGGATTGTGCGGAACCCAAAAGCATTGACCGCCTGTATACCTTGGGCCTGATCCATATTCGTGAATCACGAAAAGGCCGGGACAGCGTGAACAATGGCATTGACTATCTTCAGGATTATCACATTATCATTCATCCCAAGTGTGTGAACTTTATCACGGAAATTTCAAATTACACTTGGGCGGAAGATAAATTTGGGGCCAAAATCAATGTTCCCATTGATGATTTCAACCACCTGATGGATGCCATGCGGTATGCGCTGGAAGATTTCAGCCGGGGTGATACGTTCAGTTTCGAGTAAGCATGACAGATTTGCAAGAAAAACCGGGAGTTTTCCCGGTTTTCGTTTTGGAAGGAGGCGGTGCAGAGGTGGCATTCGGAATCAACAAGGTGATGGAACGCATCTCCAACATCATTCTTCGAGGCAGAAATACAGCTCTGACCGAAAAGGAATTTTATGAATTGGAGATTGGAAGATGGAGGCAAAGCCCGCAGCGGATCATGCAGATCAAAGGACAGCTTTATTACGAGAACGAACATGACATCCTGCACCGGAAGCGCACTATGATCGGAGAGGACGGGAAACTGCAAACAGTCGAGAATCTTCCCAATAACCGGATCATAGACAACCAGTACGCAAAGCTGGTAAACCAGAAAGCCAACTACATTGTAGGGCAGCCCTTTGTTGTGGAAAGCGGGAACGAGGTATATGCCGAACTGCTGAAACCGATTTTTGACAAAGGTTTTATGCGAACCTTGAAGAATGCGGTGAAATACAGCCTGAACAACGGCATTGCGTGGCTATACCCCTACTATGACAGGGAAGGGAAGCTTGCGTTTCGACTATTTCCCGGCTATGAGGTCCTGCCGTTTTGGAAGGACAGTGAACACACCGTCCTGGATTCCGCTATACGTCTGTATCTGGTGCAGGGATATGAGGGCCGAACCCCTGTCATAATCGAAAAGGTGGAGCTTTATGACCAGACAGGGGTTCACCGCTTCCTCTATGAGGGGGAATGGCTGGTTCCTGATCCGGATACGCCAGAGGGGGTTCCGGACATCTGCCAGATTACCGCCGCAGATGGGAACGGATTCAACTGGCAGCGTATACCGCTCATTCCCGTCAAGTACAATGAGCAGGAAATTCCCCTGCTGAAAAAGGTGAAGTCCCTTCAGGACAGCATCAACCTTATGTTGTCAGACTTTGAAAACAATATGCAGGAGGACGCAAGGAACACGATCATCGTCCTGAAGAATTATGACGGGACAAATTTAGGGGAATTCCGGCGCAACCTTGCCACATTCGGAGCCGTTAAGATTCGGTATGACGGGGACATGAAGGGTGGAGTGGAAACCCTCCAGATCACCGTGAATGCCGAAAACTATAAATCCATCGTTGAAATCTTCAAAAAGGCCATGATCGAAAACGGAATGGGCTACGACGCCAAGGACGACCGGCTGTCCGGGAATCCCAATCAGATGAACATACAGTCGATGTACAGCGATATTGATCTGGACGCGAACGACATGGAAACGGAATTACAGGCTGCTTTTGAACAAATCCTCTGGTTTGTAAACGTCTACCTGGCCAACGCCGGTCTTGGAGATTTTACAGGGGAGGATGTGGAGGTCATTTTCAATCGGGACATGATGATGGATGAAGGGCAGATCATTACGAACATCCGGAATTCTGTCGGGATTCTCTCCAACGAAACGATTATAGGGCAGCATCCGTGGATTGATGATCCTCAAAAGGAGCTCGAACGGGTGGAAGAGGAGAAGCGTAAGGCGCAGGAGGACATGTTCAATCAGTCCGTTTTCCCTAATGGCGGCGGAGAAAGCCCCTTTCGGTCAAAGCAGAGCGGCACAGCAGATGGGAAAGGCGGCGTGAAGGATGGCAGCGGCTAAACTGAATGCAGCCTATTGGAAAAAGCGGTTCCGGGAGATTGAAAAGCAAGCCAATTCAGCCGGTGCAGATAGCCTTTCCTACATAGCGGAGCAATACCGGCAGGCCGCAAAGGAGATTGAAGCGCAGATTGCAACATGGTATATCCGGTTCGCGAACAACAATGGGATTACCATGCAGGAGGCTCGGCAGCTGCTTGCCGGGGATTCTCTGAAAGAATTCAAATGGACCGTACAGGAGTATATCCAGTATGGGAAGGAAAACGCCCTGAACGGGGCATGGATGCGGCAGCTCGAAAACGCCTCCGCGAAATGGCATATTACCAAGCTGGAAGCCTTAAAACTGCAAAACCAGGCCACGATCGAAGCTCTGTTCGGCGGACAGTATCAGTCCCTTTCCGGGGCGTTGTGTTCCATCTACCAGAGCAGCTACTATCATTCCTGCTATGAGATGCACAAAGCCTTTGGGATCGGCTGGAACATTGCGGCTATAGATCAGAACAAGCTGTCGGCGGTCCTGTCAACGCCTTGGGCGGCGGATGGAAATACCTTTTCGGACCGGCTTTGGTCAAACCGGCAAAAGCTGATTCAGGAGCTACAGAGCACCTTGGCCCAGGGAATCTTGACCGGCAAGAAACCGGACAAGCTGATTGCGGAGATGCAGTCCAAAATGAATACCTCCAAATCCAACGCGGGGCGGCTGGTGATGACCGAATCGGCGGCGGTGTCCGCTATGGGGCAAAAGGACGCTTTTGGGGAATTGGGTGTGGAAGAATTTGAGGTTGTGGAAACGCTGGATTCCCATACATGCGAGGTATGCGGGACAATGGATGGACAGCATTTTCCGATGTCTGAATACGAAATTGGGGTGACCGTTCCACCTTTTCATCCATGGTGCAGGGGCTGCACCTGTCCGCATTTCAACGACGAGTTTACCAAGGACGGCACCCGTATCGCACGGGCGGCAGACGGTACACAATACTATATTCCCGGGAATACGACCTATAAAGAGTGGAAAGACGCTTTTGTGGACGGGGACAAGTCCGGGTTTGATGTGGCAGCAAACGCGAAATCTGGGCTTACATCCTATCAGGCGCCCGCACCACCTCCAGCCAAGAAGGAGTATATGACAAAAAAGAAGCTGGAAGGGCTGGTTGCAGACGTTGATACCCAGATCGCGGATTTGCAGGAACAGTTCAAGTTTGCGAGCGGAGGGTTTAGCTATGAAGAGGTGATAACGCAGCATGGCAAGCTGGAAGATTTCGCGCGGGGCAAAAAACTGGCTGTGTTAAAAGACCTACAGGATCAGCTTGGAGAGCTTACTTCGCAAAAGGATCAATGGCAGGAAGCCTTAAACAAAAAATTGGCTGCCGCTGAAATCAAGAAGCTGAAAAAAGAATCTTTTCTGCTGCAAGACCAGATTGACGCATTCGACATCAAGACCTATACGGGTATTTGGAAAGACGATGTGACAACTGCTGACTGGCTGGCAAAGCACGGTTCTATTCAAGCTAAGAAGGACTACTTCAACGATAAGCTGCTTTATGCCGCAGATGCAGATGAAACGGACAAATGGAAAACGCTGCTCCAACAGCTTGAAGCATTCGACACAGAGGGCAAGGCGTATTATGACCTCCAGTCACAGTGGAAGAAGCTTCAGGGGGATTTGCAACTTCTTCAAAATAGTGGTAAAATAAACAGTGCGGGGGATGCTTACACACAGGCCCGGAAAGATGCCGCGTTGTGGGCTAAAAGCACAAAGGCCGCGGATGATCGGCTCCGGGAAGTATGTGGGCAGGTGTGGCAGAAAGCCAGCAGCAGTGAGCGCCACGCGATTTATGATTATACCAGCGGTTCCGGAAAATTTAACCGACCTTTGTCCGGTTTTAGAAAGCCATATTATGAACCGGGAACCGGATGGGAGCCGAAGTATTTTAAGGGCGTCAATCAGGTTTGGATTGACTTTGAAGGGGCCGGTGACGAGATACGGGCAATGACAGAACTGATTAGCCGTTCCACCTATGATTTTGATGCGTGGTTCCAGCGCGGATGTGATGGCAACGCTCTTGAATCTTTCCTTGGACTTTCCCCCGGAACATTTTGCCGAATGACGGAAGCCGAACTTCAAGATTATGTTGGAAACCAAAATAGAATGTGGGGATTTACCTCTTGCGGCGTGTCAAAGGGCAAGGGATTCAGTAGCAAGCCCATTATCATCAATATGTATGTTCCGCAGGGTACACAGATGATGTATGCGGAGCCGTTTTCCGCTTTTGGTAATGGTGGCGGTTTCAGTTGGGACGGCATATCCCCACAAAGTAGTTTTGGAAATGAAGCGGAAATAATCATTCAGCGCGGCGCATATTACGAAATTACCAAAATCGAAAAATCAGGCGGCACAATTTACATTGACATGGAAGTTCATCCCGAAAAGGGTTATGACCTATTCCAGCAAGACCCTGCCGAATGGAAAGGCAGCACAGAGAAAGGAAAGTGACCATGGAAAAACAGAAAGAAAGCAATCTTCATCAACCGTTATTTTTTGGGGGCAAATCTATAAAGGCTACTCATTGCCACACTTGCAGATTTGCTTGGATTCACAATCCCCCAAAAAAGTTGCCGGAAAATGGGTATTGCAAAATCTATGAATCCCTGGAATCAAAGCCGGAAGAAGTTTTGTTTGATGGTGCACCGTGCGAGTATTACGAGCCGGACAAAGGGAAGTTTGAAAAATAACTTTCAATGGAGGTAGTGACATGAAAACGAAACGGGTTATAAAATCAATCCCGTGTTCGAACGGAAAACTCTTCGGGACGATAGGGACGCAGCGAAAAATTTTAGCAGAATGCGAGCCTGTCATTGAGGTGTACCGGCAGGACAATCCGATAACTGTATTGGGAAGGACATCCCATGCGCTGAAAAGCTATCATATCGCAATTGTCTTATGTGACGGGACATCTCTTGCGCCGGGGGTTGATTACAATCTGGTGCAAAAGGTTTCCGGATACGACATGACTGCGGATGTTTTGCTGGAAGGGAATATTCTAAAGCAGATTTCTCTTTCCCAGTTGTATCCGGAGCTGATTGATCCCCGTGACCGGTGGGAGTTCAGCATGGAGGATCAAGTCAAAGTTGATGAACTCCTGTCGTTGAAGATTTTATATTGATTGAACCGCCTTGAAGAAGGGCGGTTTTTTATATCCAAAACTCAGATCAGAAAGGGAGAAGATCATGACAAAAGAAGAACTGATTGTGCTGGGCCTGACAGAGGAACAGGC